CGGCTATCGTAGACCTGCGAAATCTCCTCCTCCGAAAACCCGTGCGTCAGCGCCGTTCGGCGCATCGCTTGAAGGTCTTTGGTCTTCTTCTTGGGGTCCGTCGCCCAATTCCTCGAATTAGCTTGATCGAACTTCCGTGCTTCCGCGTCGGCGTAGGCTTGTAGCTGAACCGCGTCGCTCTCCTGCTGCTTCTTCGCAGCCTCCGAAAGGCGCTGGTTAAGCTCGACACGAAAACCCTTGACGTGATCGTAGTATTTCTGCATCTCCCGCGCCCGAGCGGGATTCTTCTTGAACTCTTCATCCCAATTTGGCTCAGGGGGAACCAACGCTTCGAGGTGCGCGTGGATTTGCTTCGCGACTTCCATCGAATAGTTGTAGTTATCAACGGCGTCGGCTGCGGTCCGCGAAATAATCTTCTTCGCCTCATCGACCTCGCTCATCCGCTTGTGGAACGTTTGAGTGCGAACGTAGCCCTCCAAGGCCTCCTTGAGGGTTACCGTCTGTTCCTGACCATCGACGACGACTGCGACTTCCTGGCTGAGAAACTCTGCATTCGGTTCAGCTTCCTCATCTGCCTCCTCAGATTCCTCTTCATCCGGCTCGTCAGCCTCCTCACCTTCTTCTTCATCGTCAGTGGTTCGTGGAGGTGGTGTTTCATCGTCATCACCAGGGGCTCGCGCAGGGGAATCCTCGTCGACTTCCAGCTCGCCGACGCGCTCAAACATACGTTCCGGAGGCCCCTCGGTCCGATCCGGTTTTGGAGTAGCCTTCGTTGGCGTTTCAGCCGCGATATCCTTAGTAAACGCCGCTGCTGCTTCGTCTATTCCATCAGCGCTCATGTCGAACTCCTCGGATATTTTTCCCGCATCTTCTTATCGGTGATCATGGAATTAAGGCTTGCCTTGAACTCCGCAATCACTTTCATTGTAGCGTGCGCCGAAGACGCCTCCGGACTCCCCAATTCTGCCGCCATCAGCGTATCGACGCACTTCGCTTGCATCATCCGCAATGCCTCTTCGACGACCGGATCATGAAGCAGCGCAGACGCCGAAGCAGCACGCTCTTCGATCTCAAGATCACTCAGGGGCCTCTGCGGCATTTGCTATCTCGTTTTGAGTTCCGATGATATCGTTATCGACGGAGGCTGACTCGTTTTCCACCGACGCGGCTTCTTGCTCGATCCGAGCCCACTCCTGCGCGACATTCTCGAGCTTAAGCTCTTGTTCATTGACGTCGTAGCCTGTATCGGCCTCGATCTTAGCCGCGTCCAGAATGCTCGTAACGCGGAGCTGATCCCGCCGGAAATCATCGTCGACCCTCATCTTTCGATCTTCGCGGTCGCTCTTAGCGATTTCTGTCGCCATCTTCGCCCGCGTCTTCTCCATCTCCGCCTGAGCGAGTAGAACCGCCGGATCAGGCTCTTTCGGTGCCGCCGCGATCATCTTAACTATCTCAGGAGTGATCTGCTTGAAGTACCGATCGACGTTCTTGATGTTCCCAATCGCCATCATATCCGTAAGAGTATTCCGAAATTCCATCGGCCCGCAGAGGGGATTGTCGGGGCCAAACTTCTCGATCGCCATGATCTGCGTCTGCTTGATGTCTTGCAACACCAGCAGCCGTGTCATTTCAGAACCCTTCCCAAGAGTTGGGTTCACCGAAATGCGCATGGTAGGATCGAAGGTGCTTGGATCGACGTCGACCCACTTGCCCCGAAGCTGAATGGTACGTTCTTGATTGGGGCTGTTGACGCACTCGCGAAGAAGACCCTTGAAGAGGGCCGTCATTCCTGTTTCGGCGAGGATGCGGGCGCAAAGCTCGATGCGCTCCTGCGCGCCGGAAATAATGGTGTCCACCCCGGAAGTTGCTGTGGACTGGAGAGCCTTCGGATCGAGGCCCTTGGAAGCGTCGTTGATACCCGTCCGCTGCTGGCGGAGCGTCTCCATCACCTCGAACATCTGGAAGACCGGCTGCCCCACAAAATTGTGGTTTAGCGACATCACAGTGTTCTGTGGGTCACCCTTCGTCCGGATCGCCGCCCCGATTTCGTCGTTCAAAACATCGTCGGCTGAGACGAGCGTCTCGTTGAAGACCGTACGAGGCCAAATCGATTGCGCCAGAGAATCGAGTGAGCCCCGGAGCATGTTCGTCTTAATCCGCTGGATGTCCTTGACCAGCTCGGCTGGAGTGTCGCCCACCAACGTATGGGGTTCCGGGTCCGGGCACCATACGGCATAATTAGCATGCTGTACAACCTCGTCGTGGATTATGGCGTGGTTGTCGCCGACTGTATGTATCTCTCGCAGCTCTGGGATTCCATCACCATCCTTGTCAATACGAATATAGTAACAGCCATAACGAATATCAAGATCGTCCTGAACATTTGCTTCGTCGATGCCTTGATTTCTGAACTGCCGATCGACGCTGTAAGTCGATGTCGCCCCGAGGAAAGGCGCCAACTTCTCCGGCGAATAGCCAGCCGCAACCAACTCGCCGACTTGCGTGATGCGATCGTGGCCGATAAGCCGGGCCTTATCAACGCTCTTGGCCCGCCGATCAATCCGGAACTCATCGAGAGGTACCGCCTCGATCTTCGTCATTGGCTTAGACTTGACGAAGCGGGTCGTAACCTCCTTGAACATCCGTGACTCTGGTGAAGCAGCACCCATCGGTCCTGGCGGAAGGCCCCCCGGAGGCTGAGGTTCCCCCATTAGGGGCGAGGGGGGCATTGGTTGTCCCAACGGGGGAGAGTTTCCCGAGGGGCCTTCCATAGGTACTTGTTCAATAATCTCAACCGACGGATTTTCGTAAATTAAAAACTGAATCTGCTCTTGGGATATATTGTGATACGTCTGCTCGGTGACTTCATCCTCCGTCTCCGTCCACCACTTCACCACGCCGATCTTGCAGCGCAACGCATCCTTCATGATGTCGTGGAGGATCAGAAATCCAGGATTGTCCTGCCAGAACATATACTGGAGGTAATCCGTGCACTGCTTCGCAGCCTCTTCCTGCCCCTCGTAGTTAGGCTGGCAGTTCACGACATGCTCGGGCGACGTGAACACGCGAATTAACGACGGCAGAATAGCCATAACAGTGTCGCGAAAATCCGTCGAAATAGCCGAGGACTTCCCTTCGCCGTCCGGAGCGGGGGTGTTGCCATAGAAATATTCGAGGTTCTCTTCGCGATCCGGTGAAAGCGTACTATCTTCGAATGACTGGGCATCGTCGATGAGGTCCCGAACCACATTCTCGTAGGGGGTGTATTCCCCAACGCTAGTCTTTACCTCGCCGGAGTTGTAGTCGCCAACGGGGCTGTTCTTAAACAGCCTCTCGATCTTCGGCTCATACAAGTCGACCGGAGGACGCTGCGGAGAATTCATTACGACGGCCATTAGTGCGCCATCCTTTTCAGGTTACGGCGAAGCGGGCCAGTCAGGGGTATTACGTTGGAACCAGCGCCGATGAGCGACGAGATGTGGTTCATCGAAACTGCGCCAATTCTTCCGGCATCCGCGCCGTGGGAAGCCCAGTTGTGGAGGGGCTTCCCCGTCTTCGTCCGGTGATAATTCTTGAGCGCCGCGATGCCAGGCTCGCAGCGCACCTTGTCGAACCACATCATTCGGATCGTGGCTCGGAGAGCGGTGATCCCATCCTCAACCCGGTGTTGAGGACTAACGAATAAATTATTAAGCAATGCAAGAAGTATCTCGTATCGGCTCTTCCCCGTGCCAAGCTCGCGCGCCATAATGTCCGGGGGCAATACGTGGACAGAGTAGAAGTATGGTTTCTGCTTGATCTGTGTCGCGTACCACTCCAGGCCCTTACCAGTGTTCTGTAGGGTATCGATCGCGTGGATTTCGCGACCCGTGCGCTGACAGAACCATATAAACATCTCATCGTCGATACCAAGGTCCCACCACGTGAACACGGAGGCCGTTGGGTCGTACGGAACACCCGTTATCTGCCCGGCGAGGGCAATTTCGTTCATTATCTCGCCATAATAGGAACCTTCCACGGGCGCATCGAAGGAGCACATCATTTCGCGGGCGAACTCGTCCGCTGTCATGTCCCTCTGCATCGCCTCAACTTCATCCGAAGCGAGCGCTTCCTCCCCCGTGTCAGTTATCGGGAAGGAGAAGATATCCCACTGGTCGGGCTCTTTTTCGGCGCGCTTTTTGAGTTCGTGGAAATGATCGTCGCCGTTGGAAGTACCCGATATAATAGCCCATCCTCGATAGTCTGCGAGACATGGACGAACAACTGACCCGAGCATACTAGGGTTGAGAAGTGGGTATTCGTCAGCAACGACTCCATCGAAATACAAGCCCCTCATCCGCTCATAAGCAGCGGCACCCCCGTAAAGGTTTACAAGCGCCCCGGTGGGCAGAACTACTTGCAAGTCGCCCTCTACGACCTTAACATTCGGTAAGGTACCGGTGTAATATTTGCAGTAACCCCAAACAAGGTCTTTCGCTTGGGCGAAGGAGGGTCCGATGTAGGCGTATCGTGGTGGCGGAAAGACTCGTTTGTTTTCGAGCGCTTTCCGGATAAGGTGGTTGCAGAGGGCGACAGTTTTCCCGGCTCTCCGGTGGGCGACGATGAATATCCATCGCGCGACGGACGCGTGGAGCTGCCGAAAATACGACCGAGGAGTGTACGGAATCGTGACACGAGGTATCTCATCTGTTTCGGCGAGGGCAAGCACCTACGCCGCCCTTTCTGGGGTCACGTCGATAATGTTAGCGGCGGACCGAGAATCACTTTCCGGCGACGGAGAGTTTCCCGGCCCGCCCTCTTCTGAAGCTCCTGACGCCTCGGGAGCCCCGAAGCTGGTTCCGTCTGCCCATTGAACGACGATGACGCCGCCAGCCGTGTTCCGGATATTCACGGAGCCACCCGCCGAAGCGTGACCCCATCCCCTTGCCTTACCCTGCGATCCTAATACGAATCGCGCCATCGTATCCCGCCGCGCCTTGTCATCTTCGTCGGTCAAGGCGTCGTAGACGACATCTTCCGCCTTGTCGACAAGCTGATCTTTAGCCTCTTGAATCTCCGCCGAAAGGTAGGGAGACTTATTCACAAATTGTCTAAGCCGGAGCGCGGTGACCTTAATCAGCTTCGCCGCTTCCGAAATATTTCCACGAGTCATCCAGAGTGCCGTACGACACTCCTCCACATCCAGCGGCAGCTCTACCGGCCGCTCCGAATATGGGGCGGTCGGTAGAGGTACCAAATCATGAGGAACACCACTCACCGAAAACTACTTCTTGGATTCGGGGTACGGTGTCTTCGGGGGTGGGGCGGCCTTCGCCTTTGCAGCCTCGTCGGCGGCCTTCTTCGCCTGGAGGTCCGCGTCGATCTTCTTCTTCTCGGCGTCAGCCTTCACCCGGTCGGCTTCTCGTCCGGCGGCCCTGTCGGCGGCAGCCTTCACCGCCTGTTTGTGAGCTTCCTGCGCCTCTTTCGGAGCACCGATCGGCGGCGGAGTGGGGTTCCGCTCCTCCATCCCGGCGTCTTTGAAGGAGTGTTCGGGGTTCATCTGCTCCGTGAGGGGAGCCCCGGAGCTTGTCATCACGTCGTCCGGCGAAAGCGGCGTGACCAACTTGACCGTCACGTACGGCTCGCCGTTGACAGGAACCTCGAAAACCACCTCCGTCCCCGGCTTCCCGTTCTCATCGAGAAGCAGGTATCCCTCTGTCGGCTGAACCGTCGGGGCGATTTTGGCCACCGAATCCTGGGTGGCCTTCCCGAATTCGTCGGCTACCTTGAGGCGAGCCTCATTCCGCTCGTCCCTCTTGGTCTGAATCTGGTCCGCTATCTTCTCTTGTTCCTCCCTCGATAGCGGCTCGTTCCGCCCCAGGAGGGCTGGCCCCAGCTCCACCACCGGGCGGGTCGATTGGACGTTGCTCATTTTGCCTGTTCTCCATTGCTGATTTGAAGTAGCCAAACGCTTGTTCCAGGTACAGGTCGAATAGCCGAATCCCCTGCGGGCTGAACCAAGTTGGGTTCGCCGAAACCACCGAATGGACATACTCCCGCAGGGTTTCCCCGTGGATGGTAGCCGTCCGAAGGACGTCTTCCTGCTCGTAAGAGATCCTCTCTGAGGTCTCCGAAATGCTAGATTCTTGTAGGGGCATCGAATTCTCCTGGTTTGGAAGTAGAACAGTACCATGTGGTACGCGTCAATTCTACCACATACGCGGTGCCGTGTCAAGTATGGTTTCGGATTGGGAACCTTTAATACGCAGTTAAATGAAGATTGCATACGCGAACTATGCAACTACGATTCGTAGCACGCCGAACGGGGAACCCCCCGCTTCAAACTCGTTTGAAGCGGGGGTCGGGGGGAGTTGCAACGAAGCGCGCCCACAACCGGGAGTACTGCGACGCCCTGCCGCACGTCGCACAACTCCCGAATTGTTGCGCCGCGCTCTGCCCCGTGGTACAATGCGCGCAGATCGGGAAGCGAGGCCGAGCCGGCCC